ATCACCACCAAGAGTTAGAATAACATCATCGATAGTAATAGTTGTCGAATTTACAGTTGTGGTTGTTCCATCAACCTGTAGATTACCTTTGATTTGTACAGTTCCAGTGTCATCACCAATTCCAGCTGGGTCAAGAACAATAGTAGAATTGGTTGAACTTAAAACGTTATTTGCAAAGTAAAAATCTTCAACACGAACATCTGCGCCAGAAGAAATTAGAGAAATCTGTTGTGCAGCAGCAAGAGAAAGAGTAGAATTGATGGAATTAATAGAGATTGAATCCTCAGCACTGATCTCCATTTTTGCTTCGCCTGTACCAGCGTTAGTTGCGGTTAAACGAAGAAATCTGTTTGATGCTGAATTAGCATCCATTAAAAGAGTTAATGATCCAGCACGATTAATTGTTTGGATAGCATTACTAGTTTTATCGAGTGTGATATCCGAAAAAATTGTCGATGTTGTAGTATTAATATCTACATTATCATCTGCAGCCAAACACTTAAGTAGAGGAGATCCACCAGTAGTATTAACTGAAAGGTCGTTAATTGTAGTAATACCACGATATGCAGTAGAAGCAGTTAATTCATTATCAAGTTCGTATGCAGTGTAAGAGTTACCATCAGCAAAACGAATTTGATTATTTTGAAGTTGAGTATTATCTACACCAGCAGAAGCAATCTGAACATGTCCATCCGAATCAACATCAAAGTCTTCTTGATCGAATGATGCTAAACCTTTTTGACGAGTGGTTACTAATCCAAGATGTCTCCAGGATACCGTTCCGTCTGAAGCATCTCCAGAAGTATGAACAGGAGCAGTAGCACCCGAAGTTCCAGTATTTAATGCCTGATAGAGTCTTCCACTGTTCGTAACTTTATCGTAGCGAGAGTATGAAGAACCTGTGGTCCAAGATCCAGAAGTTGTACCTTCTACTGCTGTGGCAATTGGAAAATCTTCGGCATAAGTAAATCTACCAAACTGGTCTACTGTAAATCTTGTTGCTTTAATTGTTTGTGTGGATCCAGCAATCGTTGGAGTATTATAAGTTGCTGGTGACACAGTTGTGTTAATTAAATCTAAGGTAGGATTTCCAGCAACACCAGATCCATTAACAATTGAAATTCTACCTGCAGTTCCTGTAATAGTTCTAGTAACAATATTACCATCGGACACTCTAACAATATGTCCAACAGTTGTTAAATCTGAAATACCCTGTAAATCTCTGTCAAATGGTTGAGCAGATTGTCCTTCAACAACTCCATCTAGTCCATAACCTTGAATGGATGTTGGATTTTCTGCATCAACTACTCTTCCTTTAGCGTCTACAGTTACTTTTGTGTAAGTTGCCTCACTAGTTGGTGTTCCATTGTAGTGTGGAAGAGATGGAACAAGTGCCAGTGTTGATGAAATATTTAAGTTTGAAGATCCATCGAATGTTGCCGATCCAGATAATTCTCCAGTAAGAGCAATTTGTCTTACGTTTGCTAGTCTGGTTGCTGTAGCAGCATTTCCAATCAATGAACCAGTAATTGCACCAGCTGAAAAGTTTCCATCAGAATCTCTTTGAACAAGAGTATTTGGTGAGTTAGCAACAGACTCCAAAGGTCTTTCGTATCTCAATGAGTTCCATGCGGTAACACCATCACCGATTTTAATACGACCAGTATCAATTTCAATACCAAGTTCGCCAATGGCCAAAGTTGGATTAACGTTTGACCATTCCTGAGCGGAACCCCTTCTTAGTTGTATTCTATTTGCCATCGGTGATTATCCCAAATTCCTTTGATAAAAGATGATTCTCTTATGTATTTATAAAAACCAATGGGGGTCCTAGAACCCCCGATTGATCATTCTTCGGAATTTTCCACAGGTTGCTCTGTACTAGATTCCAAATATTCTAAAGTTTCAATAGCTCCAAGTAATTTAATTGCTTGAACTTCATTTTCTTTAATTTTTTGGGAGAGTTTTTGATTCTCCTCTACTAATCCTTGATATCTTTCACGAAACGACTTTAGAAGTTCTTCGGTGTTTGTGTTTTCAATTGCCATGATTTTTAACCTCTAATAAATTAATCAACAAAGTTTTAATATCACCAATATCAGATTTTAAGGAACTTACATCATTTTTTAAGTTTTGCAGTTCTTCTTGCTCTTTCTTTAGTCGATTATATGTATCAACATAAGTCTGATATTCGGTCACATTCTTATTTATTATAGCACCAGTAGAGACATCTCTAACTAGATCTGGATAGTTTTCAATTTTATAAAAATCTTGTGTCATGTTGCAGTTGCAATAGCTCTAAAGTATTTAATCTGTGGAACAAGTGCCTGAGTATCAGAAATCATCTCTATTTTAATTTGGAATTTTATAAATTCTAATCCAGACTGAGTATACTCATATGGTCTGAATACAACATCATTTACTGGATTTTGTGGAGTATCTGGTCCACCATCACCATTAAACCAATTCCATCCAAGAGTATCTTCGCCGCCGACAAAACCAGGAGGAACTACTCTATAAAGAACTTTTACATTTGTACCTGGTGGTCTATATGCATCGAAGTACACTTTAAGAGATCTTGATGTTTGATTATCGAGAGAGATCATTCTAGTGATGTATGTGGCATCATGAGGATCTCCTTTGGATAATAAAGCTTGATCGTAATTTGATGGATCATTAATTCTATTTGTAGTTGTAGTAACACTACATCTATCCAAGTCGATAACTGGTGTCAATAGACTTGTAGTTGTCGTCAATAGGCATTCTAAAGTTAAAGATTTGGATCCTGAAAGTTTTGCTGACTCATTTACTTCCGAAAGAATGAGTGATTGTGAAGTTAATTCATTATTTTCATTGATTAGAACAGGGACATAAGTACCAGTATTTACAAATGATGGTTCATTTGTCGAACTTGCACTGATTGAAGTTCCCGAAATTGTATTAAGTCTAGCAACAATGTCTGTACCATTGACGGTAACATTACCGATCATTGGAGTAATTGATTCAAATGGGATATTTTGTGAGGCAATAATTTCTGATCCTCCACCGTTAATTCCAACAGAAGATACTGAACTTACTTCTAGTTCATATGAATCTAAAGTTGGATTCTGTATACCTTCATGTGTTTTATTAATTTCTGTGAGTGGAATACCATCTAGATTATAACATTCTACTACATCACCTTCAACATGAGATGAAGCTGGGTTTCCATCTCCCAATCCTCGGCCACCACTAGATTTTAATGTTATTGTTAATCCATCATTTGAAATATCAGTGTATGCCATAATTTCGCCATTAATTCTAATATAACCTGGATTGTCGTTACTAATTGGCAAACCATTAATAACTTTATGGAAAGCAGCTGCATCTGAAACTGGAACTGAAACATCAGTATCGGTAATTGAAGTTCTTAGTGTTGTTGAAGAAACTTCGGACTGGACTTTTGAGATTGTAACATTATTTGTTGGATCATGCATACCATGATTACTGTGAGACACAGTAATTCTTCTTTCAGATGAAGCAAAAGTGGGAGTTGATAAAACATAAGCAAGTCTACTATCACCCGAGTATGCTGGAGCAGATGGAGTATTGAGAAGAACACTATCTACAGTTGGATTTGACTGTCTAATTGTTTCGCCAACCGTAAATGCATCTGAAACATAATTTAATTGCAATTGACCAGTTGCTAAGTTCCAACCAGTAATTGTTGCAGTTGCTCCAGAAGTTTGACCAGTGATTGTTTTACCTACAGAATAATTTCCAGTTAGTGTTCCTCCAGCAGTTGAAACATAAATTACTGCAGTCGATTGACTACTTACAAGAGGATAAGTCGTAACACTACCAACCACAGCACCTGCAGAGAACTGACCAGAAATATCACTTAAAGTAATAGTATTTGGAGATGCAGTAGTATTCATCTCAATAACAGTACCAGAAGCATTTGATGTCTTTTGGTATATTCTTGCACCTAAAGTAAATGTTGGAGTATCATCTTGTAATGTTAAAGTTAGATTTGCTTTTTTGGTAGCGATTGCGTTTTCCCTTAAATTAATAATACCTTTATTTCCTTCACCAAGAGGAGCATTATTTAACGCTAACTTACCACCTGCAGTATCAAAATTTGCTCTATAGATTGTAAATTTTAGATCCTGCAATTGGTTTGGCGACCATGTAGAAGCGTTTTGTGACTTGAATAGAACACCAGCGTAAGGTTGTGCAGAAATTGTTCTATCACCAGTAATATCAACTTTACCCATTTCTGAAATCCAAACAGTATATTCATTTGAGTCTGAGAAGATGACCAAGCAATACTCATCAGTATCATTAACGTAAACTGGGGCTGGAAAAGTAAATCTTGTTGGAATGGACGCATTCTCAGAAATTTCTACATTTTCTGGATAGACAGTTACCGTTGATAATGGAAGAATTTTTGGAGTTGGACTACCATTTTCCATCAATCTTAATTGAGCACTAACTGGAATGTTGGTATCTTTACTATTAAAATACACATCCGCCCCAGTCAAGAATGCACCACCCCTTTCTTGCACAATGAATGACTGTGCAAGAGGATCCCAATAACCAATCTGTACGGTTTCTTGTGTAGTTCGTGAAGTAGTTCTCTGATCAAATAACTGATCAGTAACAATTTCAGCATTTCTAATTGACAAGATAGTTTCTTGAGTTGTCTCTAAAACACCAGTTGCTGAGTAGTTAGTTTGTGCATTTGAAATACTTGTTCCACCAGGTACTCCAACCTGATTAGTAGAACTATTAGAAAGTGCAAACGTTCTAGTTCCAGTTGCCCATCTTGGATTTGATGTGTCAATTGGTCTGGGAATAAAGAATGTACCCTTTAAAGTTCCCTTCCTATCGGTTAATAGTCTTCTATTTCTTACAATTGCTCTAGCACCAGATGTTTGACCTATTAAAATACATCCAATTTCAATATTACCAAAATGAGCACCATTTGCCTGAGCTGCCATTCCTTCAACATCAATGTTTACGTATGGAGTTGTTGATGAATATGTTTCTGGTAATTCTAAATCAGTATAAGAATTGTATCTTAGACCATCATTAGGAGCAGCAACTTTTGCTCTAAAGATCGGAGTATTACTTTCTAAAATTGCACCACCAGAAGCATTTCTTGAAGAAATTCTATAACCAAAGATGTTTTCACCGATAACGAATGGAGTATTTGTTGTTGCAGCATCTTCTGCAGGGTCCTTGATTAGTTCGATTAATTTTGGTGTTATATATTGAGAAATTGCAACATTGTCAAAGAAACCATAGAATTGTGCTGATGGTTTTAATCTCTCAGCAGAGAATGTAATATTTCGAGATCTAATCCACGGAATATTTTGTTTGGAAATAACTCTAGACCCAAGACTTCTTTGCTCAAATCTTGTAACAAGTCTTTGCTGTGTACCAGTTCTTCTCTCAATAATTCCCGTTGTAGTTGTTGTTCTTGTTCCGTATACAGGAATCCATCTTCCAAGAGGACCTAACCATCCTTGCCACTGACCACCAGAAGTTGTAGATCTTGCACCAGACCAATCTTCTTGCCAAGAATTCCAAATTTGTGGACCAAGACCTGTATTTGGATCTGCTCCAATCTTTTCTGCTTGGGCAGAATAGTTACCTTCAATTTGTTGAATTTGTGCTGGAGCTACCTGCGTATCCACCCAGTCATCGCTAGATGGATTTAATTCAATAGAACCAATAAAAGCAAAGACATTGAATGGATTGACATTTTCAACTTGAGAAGCATATGGTTGTTGAATTAAAACTTGATTTGTATATGGGAGAGTGACAACTCTATTATTAATTGCAATATTACCAGATTGCTCTAGATTGATTGTTAGCGGAATATTTGTTGTATAATGAGATGGTCTCAAAACCCTTCTTCCAAAATCTATAGATGCATTGTAATCTACATCAGTTAAATCTGCAACGTTTTGATTTTCGAACGAATCTACAACATATCCGTTTTTAAATTTGTCGTTTCCAAATTCATCTTTAATGCTTAGCATATTGGTATCTTGTTCCAATAATGTCAAAGCACTGTAGTATTCAATATTTTTAACTCTCTTATCCAAAAGAGCAATATCTCTCATAGTATATCTTTGAATATCCTCTTTGAAAATCAAAGCATCCATTTCTGGTACGAATCCATATGCCTCATGTCCAAAAGTTGCAAGAAGCATAGAATTTTCTAATTGTGCTGGAGGCACAGGATTTTCTGAAGGAACACCGATACTTAGGAAAAATTTACCTAGAATATCACAGCAAAGTAAATCAATCCTCTTCAAGTAGTAACAATAATCGCATCTAAAATCCGAATCTATCTTAGGAATATCTGTAACTGTAGATGTAGCATCAAAAACTCTACTTCCAAAATCTAAACTAGAACATTGAATATAAAATGGATTACTTACTGATCCACCACCACTAGCTAAATTCTTTACGCCAGGTCTAAAGTCTAAAACATCCCTAAGATATTTCGTTGTAATTAGTGTTGATCCTGCTCCTGCTTTTGCAACAAAAACTGGAATATCAGCGTAGTCAACACCAACATATGAATCGATATTGAAGTAATCACCATTCAATTCATGAGTGAAGTAATCAGCAACAATTTTCAATTTGCGTATGGGAGCACTTGCACCTTTCTTCCTGGAAATAGAAGATATACCATACACAAATGGCGTTTGTCCATCATTTAGTATAAACTGAGAAGTAATATTTCTGCTTCCTGGTTCTACTGATCCATCGGCATCGCTAATTAAAGCTTGAATTGCAGTACCTAAACTATTGTATCCTGTTATAGTTTCATTCGCAATTAACTGGTTTGATGTTTGATATACTAAAGATAGTTTTAACGTTGTTGCATTGAAATCGACTACAATTGCTTTCGCTCCCGATGTCTTTCCAGTTACGATTGTACCAATATTGAAGAACGCAGATTCAACTAATGTTACTGATGGGAGAACTGCATCATTGTCATCATATGACTCATAAACAGCGTGCAATTTATAGACATCTTTTACTCCCAATGAAATTTCAGAATCTTCAATTCTAGTTCCATATAGATTTGAGTATGCTAATCCAAATGGAATTTGATCGCTTTGTTTGTAAGTTCTATTAACTTTCCAAACCGACATTTTATTAGCATTTTTAATCTTTTCAACCACAACGTTTTTGGAAACTGCTGCATATAATCTTACAGACGTAATTCCTGTTAGGTTGGAAATCGTTATGGTGGATCTTGGTGTTCCTGTGGTGTTGAAAGTTGCATATCCAATAGTACCAGAAGACGTATTCTGAACTTTAATTACATCACCAACACCAGTTCCAGCAGTAACGACAAGGTTAAAGTTTTCCATCTCAATGGATTCAAATTGCTCATTTTCTGCGAGAGAAATTGAGAAACTGTTGCTAGTTACTTGAGCCTCATATGTTCTTCTGATGATCATGCTTTCATCAGTAATTGATTTGATTGCCTTCTTTGGCATTTCTGTAAATAAATCACCGTTCTGAGAAGAACCTACAATTGATGGTCTAATACGAATTACGGTATTGTATTGTGTACCACTAGTGGGACTAAATCCATTACTAGGAGTACACTGAATAACTTGAGTCGAATATGTAAATACTGAGGTTAAATTTAAATCAGATGGAACAGCATCTACAGTAAAATACTGTGTACCACTTACATATAAACGATCTCCAGGTTTTACTTCTGAGGCAATATTACTATTATAACCAGTCAAAAATGTTCCAGTACTAGTCCACGTAAAATAATTTCCAGATAGTTGGAATGTGTCATTAAATACAGTATCACAGGTAAAAATTGTAGATGTGCCCGCTGCATTCTTACCAACAATTTGTCTCACATCTGAAGGTTGGTATTCATATTGTGCGATTGCAACTGTACCCTTATCTCTATCATCAACTTGAATAACTTCGTTTGCTCTGAATACTCCCTGAACATCAACAAGAGTTAAAGTTTGACCAGTAAATGTACTAGAACCAGGAGTTACATATAATTTTCCTCTGGCTCCACTGATCTTACCAACTACCATAGATCCAGCATCAATAGTTGTCGATGCGTTTAATCTAAGTTTAGTATGCATCGACACATCAAAAATGTATAGATTGTATAGATCATCGTCAGTCGCGTCGGTTCCATCACCACCCGCACCAACATATTCATAATTCATTACTCTGGCTGTTCCAATAATATTGCCAGCAGCAGTACCTTGAGAAGAAGTCGCAGTATCTCTTAACTCAATAATTTGGTACGAAGTTGTAATATCTGGCCCAGAAATTACAGGAGATCCCCATGCATTTGTAATTGACATGTAGTTGCCAAGTTCAAACGGGATGATGCTGTTTTGAAAACACTCATATTGTCTTGATTTTGGTAGATCTAAATATGTGGGTTGAGTTGTTTCTACTGGATATCCTTTTAGATATACCTTTCCTGGAGAAATTTCTACAGTATACAGGGATTCTGATGCTAAAACTTTAGTATCTAAGGTGTATTCTCCAGGATTATAGACACCATTATTAAATCCATCGTTTAAGCATTCTCTAATTCTTATATCAAAAGGCTTGATCATGAAGTCACCAGACTGATCATATACTCTTCTGGCTAATTCTTTTTCGATTTCATTATATGCCGTTCTATCGACAAATTTTTGAACTTTACCATTAACGATACGCATCAATTCGATAAAGTTTTTATCTGCTGTATCGTCTAATGGTTTCTTAATTAAGTTTGTTTTAATTCTAAATCTGTGAGATCCTGGAGCAGCATAGTTGGATGATCCAGCAGCATTATCATTTAGTGAAGGATCATCTTCGGATGTAATAATAGATTCTGAAATTTCTAATCCAACTCTATACGATGGATTTTGTGCATATTGCTCAAGAATTACATATTGATAGGGAACATCAATAAAATATCCTCTAATAAAATAAACACCAGTATTTACATAGGCTGTAGATGCAATAGTTGTTGCATTACTGGGAAGTAGTTGTGCAAAAGGACTTCCAATTTCTAATAGATTAGTTCCGAAAGTTAATTCTTTATTTACAACTAACTGCTCGTTATCTAGAAATTTTAAAATATTCCTCTCATCACCACCAGATTCAGTATACTTTACATATAAAGTAATAAATCCTAACTCCGATTCATTTGTTCCGATACTATAAATTACTTTTGCCTTTACTCCACTAGTAAGACCAGTAATAATAGTGCCGTCAAGTTGATCTCGATATTCTTCTACATTTGTACCCAAAAAACTAGATTGTACTAGAACACCATCAACATTATTATCAAAACCAACCTGGCCAGGAATGACCATGGCCCCGTCTTTAAAGAAATGAGTACCTAAACTTTCTACCTGATTTTGCAGAATTGACTGCATGGTAGTAAGTTCTCTTGCCTGAATTGGAAATCCAGGTCTAAAAAGAACCTTGTAAAAATTCTTAAACTTATCAAAATCGTCATAGTATGGACTGACGTTCAGGTTGGTATTTTGTGGCATTTTCTCTTACTACCTTATTAGAATTCGATTACAATTTTGATATCTTCGATCTGATCGTTTGCACGGGTGATCGCTCTTCTATTATCTATATAGATAACTTGCCCAGAGTTCTTTTGAATTTCTGGATATGCATATCCAGAAGTAAATTTCATTCCCAAATCATATTCTGTATTATTGATTGTTCTGGTCGAAGTACCAGGAACTGATGGGAAATTAACATCTGGTTCTCCAGATGATCCTGAAGATGAACCAGTGACTACATTACTTCCAGCAAATTCATTTAAATTACCAGTAATTTCTGGATAGATACCATCAATTTTATTTTGATAATACTTAAGAACTTTTGTTGTAGAATTCCAAGAAATTACTCTGCCTCTTGAAGTGATTGTACCACCACCAACAATTCTTGTTTGCGAAATAATTTCGTCAACAAAAAATGTACCTTGGAAAGTTGGTGGGAAGATAACAGCTCGTGTAGCACTAAGAGTTAAATCTGAAGTCAATTCAGAAGTATTATATTTGTATGGATTGATTAACAATCCAATTCTTCGATAATCATTATCCGTTGGAAAGTCTCCTGACCCCTCAGAGTATTGGAGTTTAGCATTGACCATAACTCTATATCCACCAAGTTCAAAGACTGGGTTATAACCATGTCCTCCTTGTGGTGGGATAATTACATCAATTGTTCCACCAGTACCAGTACCAATACCATTAATAGAATCTACAACAACTTTACCAAAAGTATACCCAGTTCCTCCAGAAGTAACTGTAGCGTTTACAATTTTACCACCATCGACAACAATTGAAACTCTTCCACCAATACCATTTCCATTAACAGGAACATTATCATACGTACCATTATTATAACCAGTACCAGAAGATTGAATTACTACAGTATCAATTTCTCCATCTGAAGCATTGGAACGAATTGCAGAATCTGTTAATACTGGAATATATTCTGATGAGAAAAATTTTAAAACCTGGGCGACAGGAATTGTATACATATACTTCCATCTATATCCATCAGAAGTTGTAATAATTGATGTTGAAGTTCCTGTGGGTTCGATCGTTGATGGTTTACCATTTGGATCTGATGGTGAAGTCCCATTATAAATGCACTTATAAACTTGATACGATGAATTTACAACATAAAAATCAGAATCATACAAACGAGTGGAACCAGATGCTGCAGTTTTTGTAGGTGAATAGTCATGACGATACATATCATAAATGTATCCTAAACCACCTGTAGTTTTTTCTGGTGGAATCCACTCAATTCTACGAATTACCTGAATGGTATCATTTGCTAGAACTCTCTTAAGAGAGATCATATCATCGTACAAATCACTATATTCCGCAAAACTATCGATAGCTTGTGGTGGACTATTTTCATCTTCCCACTCTTGTGGCCTACCAATAAAGACATATAATCTATCTCTATCAGTACCTGCAGCTAAGTCTGTTGCCTCTGGATCTGGTCCTTCCAAAGATTTAATAAACTTTGCTGCCGCATAAATCCTAAATTGATCCGTTAGCAGTGCAGACATGTATCTTACCCAAATAAAATTTACTTACCTACTATATTTAGTCGTTGTCATTACGTACAGTTGTCAAATAATCAATAGATTTAATAGTCCATGAAGCCCCAGATGCACCTAATAAACGTTCTCCTCCCAAAATACATTCTGCCACTGCCCCATTTCCATTTCCACCAGTTATAGTCACTGTTGGTTTAGATGTATAACCATAACCACCATCATCCACAACAATTGATGTAACTTGGTCTGCTGTAATAGAAGCAGTTGCAGAGGCTTGAAAAATACCAGTATCTGCAATATCTATTATTGGAGCACTAGTGTATCCAGATCCGACATCGTTGATTCTAACTTCTATAACAGTAGAATCTGTAGAGAACTCATATATAAAACCGTCTTCAATACTTCCAGTATCATATGGAACTACAGTCTTCAAAATCAATTCTTTAGTTGTAGAATTCCAAGAATCTACAGTAGCTTGAACTCCAGAATTATTTCCAGTAACAGTCTCTCCAATAACAAAATCAATTCCATTGTAAAAACTTGCATTGGATGTATTTAATGCAACTTTTAATAGTGCATAATGCTCAACTCCCTCATCTAGTCCACCAGCGGTAACAATCTGTGCAATTTTAAATGGTTGAGAAGAGTCTTTAATTTGATCACCATCTTCAAATAGTGTCGTATTTTGTCCTCCTTGGGTTTCCTCAATACCGTATAAAGTTGATGGTTTTCCAGAATCTAAACTTGTTTGATTTTCATATGCAGTTCCATCATTATATAAATCTGGCAATCCGTTCCCATCACCATCGAATTCTGCAGTATCTTCAAATGAAAATCCTACTAAAGTTGAAGGGGGATCTGTTAACTTGTAAATAATTCCAAATTCATCATCAATTAAAACATGTGGTAAGAATCCATTTTGTGCTGAATCAGCTACGCCACCATCAAATACAACATTAGTTTTTTCTCCAGGAGTTCCAGCATCAATAAATGCCAATTCATCTACTTTAAATACAATGAACAATTCCTTTGTTGAAGGATTCCAATCATATACGATAGCAATTTTGTTATTTGCAGATTCTGTTAGTCTTAAAATTCTATCGCCAATTTCAAATTTATATGTGGATATTCCTGTATTTTCATCATCATTTAAAGAATCTAATACTACTCTTTGATCGTATCTAAAATTTAATCCTCTGGTGCATCCAGTTAAACGATTATTATCTTTTCCTGTATATCTAATTAATTCTTTTTCTAGGAGAATTACACCGCTTCCAGGCAAAGGGTCGGTAGTATTTAAATAAATTGATGTATCATCTCTATCTGCATCTTTTGC